TCCATCCGCGACGCTTTCGAGTCTGCTAAACGGCAGATTGAAGGCTGAGCACACTTTCAACTAAGGAGTAATTCAAATGGCTGGTAACAGCAACTTTGATGCGCTGCTTTCAACGACCCTTGCGAACTACCGTGCGCAACTGACGGACAACGTGTTCACTGCACGTCCGCTGACCTACTTCCTCATGGACCGTGGTCGCATCCGTATGCTTAATGGTGGTACGAAGATTGTTGAGCCGCTCATCTACGGAAAGAACAGCACTGTTGGTTCGTACAGCGGTTATGACTCGCTGGCGCTGACCCCGCAGGAAGGCATCACGGCTGCCGAGTTCGAGTGGAAGCAGTTCGCTGCGTCCATCAGCATCTCGGGAATCGAAGAGGCGAAGAACAACGGCGAGCAGGAAGTTATCAACCTGCTTGAAGCGAAGATTATGCAGGCTGAAGAGTCGATGCGTGAATCGTTCAACCAGATGTTCTTCGCTAACGGCACCGGCAACGGTGGCAAGGACTGGAACGGTCTTGCCAATCTCGTTGAGGCTTCGGGAACCGTCGGCGGCATTGACCGCGGCGACTCGGCCAACGCCTGGTGGCGTTCGTATGAGAACAACAGCGCTGGTGCGTTGACGCTCGCCAAGATGGCGACCGCCTACAACAGCGTGTCGGTTGGCAATGACCACCCTGACATGATTCTCACGACCCAGACCCTGTTTGAGAAGTATGAGGCGCTGCTGCAGCCGAACCTTCGTTACACCGACACCAAGACGGCGGATGCTGGTTTCCAGAACCTGCTGTTCAAGGCTGCCCCGGTTGTGTACGACGTTCACTGCGATTCGGGCGTCATGTACGTTCTTAACAGCAAGTATCTCACGCTCGTCGGACACAGCCAGAAGTGGTTTGCTCAGACCGAGTTTGTGAAGCCTGAGGATGTTGATGCTCGTTACGCTCTGATTATGTGCTACGGAAACCTTACGGTCCGTAACGCTGCCAAGCAGGGCAAACTGACGGCTCAGACGGCCTGATTCACCTACTAGGATATAAGGAGAAAAATCATGCCTCTTAAGGCTAATAGCACCGATGGCGCAATCTCGCGTAAGCGTATTGAGGATTACGTCACGGCACGTGAAAAGGTGACGGCTGTTGCCGGCACCAACGCGGTTGCACCGACTGCGGATGAACTGGTGAACAGCAAGTTGTTCGTCGTTACTCCGACTGAGGACACCACGTTTACTCTTCCGACTGCGGCAACCGTTCTGGCTGCCCTGACGGATGAGGCTGTGGGAACGTCGTTTGAGTTCACGATTGTGAACCTGGCGTCGGCGTACGAAATCGTTGTTACGACCAGCACTGGTTGGACGATTACGAGCGGCGGCTTCATGACGGTGTTCGATGGCACTTCGGCAACTTTCCTTGCCGTTGTTACGTCGTCCACGGCGATTCAACTGTACCGCAAGGGTTCGGGCGGAGCAGTTAAGTAATACCTAATGGTTGTTGGCGGGGGGCTTCGGCCCCCTGCCTTCGACTTTCATTTATTTCAGATACAAAGGGGTCGTAATGGCTGCTAAGAAGAAGGCAATGCCCAAGAAGAAGGGTATGTCAAAGATGAATGCACGTCACGAGCGTTCCGAGTCTGCCAAGGAGCAGATGATGGAATACGGTCGTGTGAAGAGCAAGAAAGGCAAGAAGTAACATGCCGATGAAGTACCGTCAGGTGGCTAACGCCGCTAGTGCCAAGGCTCCGAAGAAGTCTGCCATGCAGCCTTCCAAGTATCCGCCGAAGAAGAAGGTTGCTGGCGCTGCAAAGCCGGCAAAGATGAAGAAGGGTTACTAATACAGAATTCTGGGGGTTGGTCTAGTGCACCCCTTCCCTTCCGCTAGGCCAACCCCTGCAAATACGTTACGAAAAGGGTCATAAGTGATGAAGAACGCAACACCCGCGCATTCCCTTTACGGACGTCCAGCCACAGAAAACGCCTCACTGGCGTTTTCACGTGGCGCCAAACCGGCTACTGCCAGCGGCCCATACGTTGGCCGCAACCGTTGTATCGCAGACAACGACACCTGTGAAGGTCCAAAAGCCAAGGGAACCGATTTCTGTATCGGTCATCTGCGTAGCATGATGAAAGAGCAGGGAGAATGAATCTCGCTGACGTCCGCCAAATGGTGCGCGACATTTCGGACCTGGACACCATTGACCTGCCCAACAGCCTGCTGGACACCTTCATCAAAGAAGGGTTCCAGCGGATTCTGGTGTTGGAACGCCGTTGGCCGTACTACCAGGAAACGTACAGTGTGAACACGGTCGCCAATCAGCGTCCGTACACAATCAGCAACATCGGGGATATCAAGGAAATCATTTCCATTGTGGATACGTCCATGTCTGGTAATCGGTTTACGTTGATTTCGTATGATGATGCTGAGGAGATTTGGCTGGGCAACACGGATGTTGCCAGCCGCCCGTACTTCTGGGCTTTGTGGGACGGACAGATTCACCTGTACCCGAAGCCGGACAACGTTTACACGTTGGCGGTTCGCGCTTACCGCAACCCTTCGTACACATGGCTGTCGAATACGGCAACCGAGATTGACATGGACCCGTTGATGCATGTGTTGTTGGCGTATTACGCGCTTGTGCGCGTGTACCAGCGTCAAGAAGACGGTGAGATGGCGCAGGTGTATCAGCGTTCGTTTGAGGAGGGTGTGGCGATGGCTAGACGGGATTTGATGAAGCCGTCGTCACATCGCCCGATGCTGTTGTCTGGTGGTCGTAAGTATCCGACGATGCGTCGTTGGATGCAGACGCTTGGTGCGACGTTGAAGGATTATCAGCCGTAATGTCTCGTTTGTCGGTTGTTCGCTACGATGATTTCACTGGCGGGTTGAACTTGCGTGCTGACCAGTTTCAGTTGGCACGCAATGAGTCGCCTGACATGTTGAACGTGGAGATTGACCCTCGTGGCGGTGTGTTTTCTCGTGGCGGCATGCAGCGTTTGAACACGACCGCGGTGTCCGGAACTTGGGCACCTGAGCGCCTGTACGCATTTTACGGTGACGCTCCGAGGGTGATGTTGACGAATAATAACAACGTGTACTGGTCGTCTGGTACAGATTTTACGAAGTTGGAGTTTTCTTCGGGTAACCCAATTGTGTCGGTTCAGGCACATGGTGCTTCTTTGGCTTCTTGGGGTAACAGATTGTATGTGACGACTGGTGCGGCAACGGCAAAGGTTGCGTACAAGTGGTTGACCGGCAACACGTATGCGACTGCACTGTCGGCCAATGGGCCAACGTGGCAGCCGTACAACAATCCCGTTGGCGGGTATATGCCGCGCGCGGAGCACATTATTGTGCATGCAAACAAGATTTTTGTGGCGAACACATACGAAGACGGTGTCGCTTACCCGAACAGGGTTCGCTGGTCACATGAGGGTTTACCTGAAGATTTCATGTCGGATGACTATTTTGATTTCAACAGCGGAGGTCCCGGTATTACTGGCATGGCTGTTGTTGCCGGTCAGTTGGTTGTGTTCAAGCCGAACGCAATCTATCTGATTATTGGTAACTCGTCTGACAACTTTCAGGTTGTTGAACTGTCTACGCGGCTTGGCTGTTCCAGCGCACACAGCATCGCTTCTGCGGAAGATGGCGTGTATTTTTATTCTACGCCTGAGGGTGTTTTCTTTTATGACGGTACAAAGATTGTTGACATTTTTGAGCCGTTGCGTCCGTTGATTGACGAAGGGTTGTTGTCTATTGCTTCGACTGAGCCGTTTTCTGTGTCGTGGGTTGGGCGTCGTTTGTGGGTGGCAATGCCGTATGACCCGAACGGTACGGCCGTGAAGCCAACCGTCAATTTTGTGTACGACCCGTCTATTGGTTCTGGTGGTGCGTACACAAAGTTTGCGACGTACGACGATTACGGGGTAATCGGCGGTACGGACTTTACTGATTCCAGTAACAACAATTTCAGGTTGTTAATTCATCCGCATCAGGCTTATGTGTTAAAGGTTGATTTGTATCAGCAGGAGCAGGATAATGTAAATGGTACTCCTGCACAGTTTGATTCGTATTATCGTACGGGTTGGGTTGACGGCAATGGTTATGCGTCAAAGAAAATGTTTCGTCGTCCAGACATTGTGTTTAAGCAGGTGGATACGCAACGCAACGTGTCGGTGAAAGTGTATCAGGATTATGAGGAGGCTTCTGGTACGGAGCGTAAGCAGTTTGATGTGACGTTGAATTCTTCTGGTGTTGGTGCGTATTGGGGTACGGATTTGTGGGGTACTGGTTTGTGGGGTACGCAGTCGGCTGGTGTTCAGGTTTTGGTTGGCCGCAATCTCGGGTTGGCTCGTAGCGTCCAGTTGTTGTTTACTGGGCCGGCGAATGGTTCGTGGGGGATTGACTCGATTACTTACAAGTACAACAATAGAAAGGTTTCGGGATAATGCCTGTTTCTATCCCTTATTCGTTTACTAACGGCACAGTTATTGAGGCTGGTGAGGTTAACAGCAACTTTACTACTGTCAAGAACTTTGCTGATGGTTTGGCGACTGGTACGAATATTGATTCTGGTGCGATTACTGCAGGGAAGATTGCGACTGGTGCGGTTGAGACCGCAAAGATTGCCGACGGTGCTGTGCAGACAGCAAAGATTACTGACAGTGCCGTTACTACTGCCAAGATTAATGATGCTGCTGTGACTTTGGCAAAGATTGATTCTGATGTTGCGGTTAGCGAGCAGTTTGTTTTGGGTGCGCAGGTGTTTGGATGAGACCAGTCTGGAGTTCGCCCATTGTCAACACTCTGACGAGTGATGACGCTGGTCGGTTGCAGCAGATTTTCTATTCGTTGAGTAGGGAGTTGTCTGAGATGCGCGCGGAGATGGAGTCCATGCGTTCGCAGATTGCGGCGATTGATGCTAGGAGACAAAATGGCTTACGACCCTAGTCGGTTTGAGGCGCGTCGTCGCGCGTACACACAGAACTATGCGGCTTCTGGGGCCGCTAATGCGTATGCGCGTATGTTGGGTCAGCAACGTGGTGCGCGTGCTCGCACACAGGCGCGTGAGCAGTATCAGGAGGCTCAGCCGCGTTTGGTGCGTGGTTTGTCGCAGCGTAATTTGTATGGTCCGAATGTTCGGTCGGGTTTGTTTAATCGTGCTATGCAGGATTTTGCTCGTCAGCAGACTCGTCAGATGGCTGAGTTTGAGCAGGAGCAGACTGCTCAGCAGCGTCAGTTTGATTTGGAGGAGGCTCGTTTGTTGGAGCAGTACCGTCAGTATTTGGCTGACTTGGAGGCTGAGAAGGCTAGGGAGATTTCTTCTGCAGCCCAGGAGTTGTATGCATTCAGAGTTGGAGGTATGTGATGGCTAACGGAGATATTCGTGACCCAAATCGACGCGGTGTTGTTAGGTGGAAGCCGAAGGTGGCGGGTAGAACTTTTGCTCCGGCTGATGTTTCTGAACGTGGTGCTGAAACAGATATTTATGGTGCTGCTCTTGGTGCAATGGGTGGGGGAATTAGTGGTGAGCGTGACAAGTATATTCAAGAAAATCTTGGGAGATTTACGGACCCGTTTGTTCAGGCGGATTTGGCTTATCGCACAATGACAAATCAGCGGAGTGGCGCGTTTTCGCAGCCACAGGGCATGGGCACAATGGACATGCTGTCTGCGCTGCTTGGCATGGGGCGTGGAGGTACTTCAACTGGTCCGTCTGCTTCTGACAGACTGGCTTTACGCAAGTATGAAGATGAGCGTAATGATTTGCAGCGGCAGCGTGAAGCGCTTGCCGGTTATCTGTCATCTGGTGGTTATCGTGCGGGGTCTGAGGGAATCAATCAGGCGATTATGGACATGGCTGCACAGCAGCGTGGTGACGTTGAGGCTGCGACTGGTCGTGCGTTGGAGAACATTGCTGCCGGTTATGGTCAGGCACAGGATTTGACTGCGCAGGGTTTTAATGCTCTTCAGTCTTATTTGGCGCAGAATCCGAATGACCCGTACGCGCAACTTGTTGCGGCGTCGGGTGTCGCCCCGCAGGCTGAGGGTGCGAACATTTTGTCTGCGTATGGTGTGGGTGCTGAGCCTGTGTTGGCTCAGGTTGCTGCTGAGGCTGCCGCCTCGCAGCAGGGTGCTGCTGGGTTCCAGAATCTGTTGAATGCGTTGTCGGCTGCTGCTCAGCAGGCTGATGTGTCGC